TAGTGCAAATGCTGATGAGTTACAAAATTCGTTTACATTGTACGAAAATATGGTAATCAAGCCAAAACAACAATTGATAATCGACTCTTTAAAGAAAATATTTAGAGTTAATGACATTAATTTAGATTTAGCATTTAAATCTTTAAATCCATTTAAATCGAGTACTTCAGAATTACAAACTTTATCATCTCATAAAACTATTGATGATTTAGACGTTACAAAATATGCAATTGATGAAGATTTAAGCGACTATGAAATGATTTATTGTGAAGATGTAGATTATGATACAGAAAAGTATTTAGATGAGCAAATACAAGATTTAAACAATAGAAAAGAGGGATTTTTAAGTTCTGTATTACATTTTGTAAAAACAGGTACAGCAAGACCTAACACAAAAAGCGAACAAGATGGTGAGATTTTTAAATCTCGTTACAGATATGTAGGAGATACATCGGAAAAAAGCAGAGAATTTTGTGTTAAAATGACTAAAGCAAATAAATTGTATCGTAAAGAAGATATTATAGCTATGGAGAGTCAAGCTGTAAACACTGGTTTTGGTCCAGAAGGTGCTGATAACTATTCAATTTGGTTATATAAAGGCGGAGGTGCTTGTCACCATAGATGGCAAAGGGAAATTTATCTTAGAAAATCTGATGTAAATTCACCACTTGCAAAAACTTTCACTCCATCACAAACGCGCAAAAAAGGTGAAATACCACCAACAAATAATAAATTGGTATATACAAGACCTATTGATATGCCTAACAAAGGATTTTTACCTAAATAAATAGATTATGGCTGAAGCACTACTTATAAATAAAACAGATATTGCAAAATACACGTCTTTGGATGGTAACATCGATTACGATAAACTACTTCCATTCGTAAAGATTGCGCAAGATATCTGGATACAACAATATACGGGAACAGATTTATTGAACAAGATAAAAGCGGATATTTTAGCGAATACTTTAGCAGGAAATTACTTGACTATTACTACGACATTTTTAAAACCTATGTTAATTTTTTATTCAATGGTTGAATATTTACCTTTCTCGAGCTTTCAAATATCAAACAATGGTGTGTATCAAAAAGAGGTTGAAAGTTCAACAGCGGTGAGCTATGAGAATATACAGCTACTTGCTGAGAAGTATAAAAAGATAGCAGAAAACTATTCTCAAAGATTTGTTGATTATATGTGTTTTTCATCAAATTTATTTCCTGAATATACAAGTAATACAAACGATGATATACACCCAATTAGAGAGAATTATTACACAAATTGGCACATATGAAAAAGTACGCTCCGAAAAAAGAAAATATTAAAAAATTAGAAATATATCTAAAAAAGATTTATGGCGACGATAAAAATAGAGAATCTAACGGCAAAGACAACCAACCTAACAGCAAACGATAGGTTACCACTTGCAGAACCTGATGGAGTTGGCGGTTATGTAACTAAACACGTAACAGGTCAGCAAATGCTTGATTATTTTGAAGCTGAAATAGTTGTAGGTACATCGGGAGACATGACAAAGGCGGTATATGATACTGATGACGATGGTGTAGTTGATTCAAGTGAAAAGGAGGTATTATTAGTTAGAAATACAACGGGTTCAACGATTCCTAAAGGTTCAGTAGTATACATAAATGGTGCTACGGGGCAAATGCCAACTGTAACGCTTGCGGATGCAGATAGTGAAGCGACATCGAGTAAAACGATAGGATTAACGTTAACAGCGTTATCTAATAATACAAACGGGTATATTATTACAAGCGGATTGTTTCATACTTTAGACACGTCTGCTTATGCTGATGGGGATAGCTTGTGGCTTTCGTCTACTGCAGGTCAAATGGTTGCAAATACACCACCTGCGGAGCCTGCACATTCTGTTTATATTGGTCGAGTTGCGTATAGTCATGGAGTAAACGGAAAAATAGTAGTAGCTATACAAAACGGATACGAATTAAACGAGTTACATGGTGTAAGTGTATCAAGCGAAACAGATAACGATGCTTTGCTTTATGAAACAAGTTCGGGATTGTGGAAAAATAAAGCTTTAACAAAAAGTTTAGTTGGTCTTTCAAATGTTGACAATACAAGTGATGCAAACAAACCAATTTCAACAGCAACGCAAACAGCTTTAGATGGTAAATTAGATATTCCATTAATGCCTATGGTTACAGCTCACGAAGTATTTAGAGGTGTTAACTATGCAAATAACTCGACAACTGAAACAACAAGCGGAGGTGTAACAATAGCTACAACAGGATCAACTATTGCACGTTCAGTGGCTTCTACTTCATACGCAACTAAACAAATTAGAAAAGGGTTTTATGCTTCAGTAGTTTCAACAGGTAGATATACAGGAACACGTGGAAGTGCGTTATTATGGTATATTGGTGGAGGTTTTAGATATGTTTGTGAGGTTTATATTTCTGATACTGCATACGGATCAGGTTGTCGTCAATTTTATGGAATGATAGGGCAAACAACTGACTTAACCTATTCAGATTCTGTAACTGTTGCAAGTATGATTAACGTTATAGGTATAGGTTCTGATGCAGCAGATACTAATTTACAAGTATTTCATAATGATGGAACAGGTACTTGTACAAAAATTGATTTAGGCTCAAATTTTCCTGCAAATAGAACTTCAGGAGCTGCATTAACTACAACCTATTCAATTGAATTATTTAACGCAAATGCAGGAAGTACTGTTATTTATAAAATCACGAACAACGAAACAGGAAATATTGCAGAGGGTACAATTAGCACAGATTTACCAGCAAACACACAAGGATTAAATTTCACTGCTTCTCGTTGTATGGGTACAGGAATAACAAATACAGGACAATTTGATTTAACATTATTAGGAGTATATAGTTTATGATTTACACTTTAGAATGCATTACAGAGGTTTTAAATGCAGAGCAAACACAATTATGGGTGAAACCTATACCAATGGAAATTTGTCACTTTGTTGATTCTCATAAAATAGTTTTAACAAGTGAATTAACTCAAACTATTATAGATGATTTTATAAGTGAACAAACTACATTATTGTTTAATAAATTTCAAGATATGGAAAATGTGCCTTTAGAAATTAGACAACAATACACTTTAAATTAGTTATTAAATTATGGGATGGTCAGAAGGAATCTACAATACAATAGGATGGGGAAAAAACAATCCAGATGGAGACAACCTATTTACAGAGGCAGGAGAATTCTTTTTTTATGAAAATGAAGAAGTAATAATAACACAATCACCAACTTATGAATTGAACGGATGGGGTTCTGTTTATGCGGTTAGTTGGTCAGGTCAAACAAAATTATCAAGATAAAAATATGAAATTTACAGAATTAACAGCAAAAGGTTCAGCGGTTGCAGATACAGATATTTTAGCAATAGCAGAAAGTGCAGGAGGTGGAGTTTATAACTCTAAATCTATTACAGGAGCTAATATTAAATCTATTGTAACAGATGCTAACCTAACAACTACGGATGTTACTACAAACAACGTTAGTACTTCAAAGCATGGTTTTGTGCCAAAAGCTCCAAATGATACTTCTAAAAGTTTAATTGGTGATGGTACTTTTGCTAAACCAACCGCAGAAGTTCAAAGCGTTACAAGTGCTGCAACAGTTACAGCTACATCTACAAATGATTTAGTAAAAATTACAGCTCAAGCGGAAGCTTTAACGTTAGCAAATCCAACAGGTACATTTACCGAGGGGCAAGCTTTATTGTTTAGAATCAAAGACAACGGAACTGCTAGAGCTATTACATACGGAGCTAAATTTAGAGCCTTAGGTGTTACTTTACCTACTACAACAACGTTAAGTAAAACAACGTATTTAGGTGTAGTCTACAACGCTACGGATGATAAATTTGACGTTTTAGGAGTAAATACTGAAGCATAATGAGAAATTATTATCCTTTAATAAATAGTATGGGTAGTGGTACTATACCATCAACTTTAAACACTGGTTTATATGCCGTGTATAAAGCTGAAAGCAATGCAAACGATTCTTTAAGTACATACAATGCAACCGCTCAAGGCGGTTTAACGTATGCGACGGGAAAGGATGGTAACGCGTTTGTGTATAATGGTACAAATGCACATGTTACAATGCCAGTTAATTCAATGAAAAAAACAATATTCTCTTTGAATTTTTGGATATTAAACCCGACAGCTCAAGATGCGACAGTAATGAGTGACTTCGGCAATGATGGTCAAAATAAAGGTTTCTATTTAGATTTAAATTCAAACAGCTCACATACTATGCGCTTTGTAGGTTTTAACAATTCTACAAATACAATAGCTTTATCTGCAACTGGTAATGCAGGTTTTTTAAATAGGTGGTCAATGACAACTATTACAGTTAATGGTACAGCAGTTAAAATTTATTTAGATGGCACTTTAACAGCTTCGGGTACAATGTCAACAACTTTAAATTATGTCGCAAATAGTTATCCTTGTATTGGAGCATATAAGCTTAATAATAACACTCCATCA